AATCCTGGTTTACCTCTTGGATCTATATTTCGCATAGTTTTAGGTAAAGGTTTACCTGGATATTTAGCTTCAAATTCTCTTACTCTTTGTGCTTGTTTTTGATACTCAGCTAAAAGTTCTGCATCAGGTTCTATAGTTCCTCTAGGTCCTGTTCTTGTTACTTCTAATGTACGAAAAGCTGGATCTCCTCCTCTCATTATTTCTGCCATTTGTTTAGCAGAAACAGCTTCTTTTGGTCCAGGCATTCTAGGATCTACAGCTAAATCTAAAGCTCTTGTTGTAGCTAAAGATTTTCTAGCTTCTTGTAAAGCAAGTTGATTAGGATCAGAACCTTCTGGTAAATCTGGAAAACGTAAAGGACTTATACCACGTTTAGGTCCAATAGTAAATTCATCTATTGGTTTATTAAAACCTAATCTATTTTTTATATTTTTATTAGAAAAAAATGGATCTGTTTTATTTTTACCTTTAGGAATATAATTTGTTTCTTTAGCAGCTTTAACTAAAGCATTTAACCTAACAGGATTTATTAAACTTTTAAATCTACTTTTATCTGCACCTTTTTCTATAAATAAACCTGCATCTTCAATTAACTCTTTATATCCTTTTTCTATAGCACTTTTAAATTTAGGATCTTTAATTTTTTTAGCAATATCAGGATTATCTTTTACTATATTAGCAAAAGCTCTTTTCCCTAAAGCTTTTGAAATAAATTCATATTCATTTATAATTTTAGCATATCTAGGATCTTCTACAAAAGTTCCTTCTTTATATGCTTTTTTTAATATATTATCTAAATCTTTTTGAATCTTTTCTTGTTTTCTTGCTTTTGTTTGTATTCTTGCTAAATCTCTAATAACACTATATTTCTCACCTTTTTCCTTGGGTCTTAAATCTTCAGGCATATTTTTTAAAAATTCAAAAACTTTTTTACCTTTTTCTTTACCTTCTTTTTTTCTTCTTGCTGTAAAAGCTTCAGGAGTTTCTCCTGTCTTAACTTCTCTAGCTGCATCTTGATAAACTTTAAAACCTCCTGGTTCATCTTCTCCTATTTTTCTTCTACCAGTTTTAAAATCTCCAATTAATTGTCTAGCACCTGTATTATCTTTAGCAGCACTTATTAAATCTTTTAAATTTCTAGATAAACCTTCTTTTTCAGCTAATGCTGTTAAAGTATCTTTTCTTATTTCTCCTTTACCTGTTAAATTAGCAGGATCTTCTAAAGCATCCACTAATATTTTTTTAGCTGTTTTATCAGCACCTTTTAAAATACCTGTAAGTAATCTACTAATATTTGCCATTATTTCTTACCCTTTTTCTTTTTATTCTTTTTTTTAACTTTTTTATTTTGTAATCTTTTAGTTAATTGCATTCTAATACTTGACCTACCTATTGTCATTATTTACATGCCTTTCCAAAACCTCTTAATGCTGCTCCTACACCTCTAGGTTTTTTCATTTTCTTTTTTTTCTTTTTAGTTTTTACTATACCACCTTTATTATGTTTTGTTGCTTTTTTAGATTCTTCTATAGCTTCTTTTAATTCTTTTTGTTTTTGTTCTAAATCCATTTCTTCAAACAAATCTATAATAGCTATTTCATCAGAAGAATCATCTTTATCATTTTTACCCATAATTAGTTACTTCCTTTAACTAAAACATTTGGAGCACCACTTGGATTATGTGCAGTCTCCATATTATCCTGTCTTGATCTTCTTGCTTGATTACGTAATCCTTCTATAGCATTTACATAATCACCTTGGTATAATTGTACACCATTAGGATTTTTCATAAATCTATTTGCTTCTATCATGCATGCATAAAATAATGCATCATAACAAAATTCACTAAAATAATTTGTTGTAGTTACACTTGTACCTGTAGCACTTGCTAAACCTAATGGTTTACGCACATAAGATATTTCTCCTGATAAAGCAGATGCAGGAGTTGGTACTATATATATTGATGTTTGATTTTTTCTAGCGTAATATCTAGGAGTACCTGTAGATGCACTTGCATAAGGAAAGTAATCTATAGCATACTCATAAGGTCTTTGTAAAAGAGTTGTTATATTAGAAGAAGCACTTGTTTTAAAATTAACACTTCTTATAATTCTTGTTTCAGCAGGAAGACTAACAACTGGATTAGATGCTGTAAAAGAAAAAGAGCTAAACTGTGTTAGCCCTACATCATCTAAATCTTTTGTTAAACGTACCTCTGCTTTTTCAATAAAGAAAGAAATATGTTCTTCAAATTCTGAAGAATCATTCTCACTTGTATTTATTATATCTGTTTTGAGAAAAGCAAAATCAGGCATCAGTCTAGCCTACAAATAATGTAACACTACCTGCATTTGGAGTAGATACACTTACTGATCCACTACACCTAACACCCATATCACCTATATAAATATCTGCTGTTCCACTAGCTGGAACTTGAAACTTTATTTTATCTCCTGAATTATCAGCTATGGCAAATGTGCCTGCTGCAGTAGAATATGCATGAATAGCTACAATTCTTGTAATACCATTCGTTGCAATAATTACTCCATCTCCACCTGATTTATTTACTGCTGTTATATTTTTAGCCATCTATTATCCTTAAAGTATAGGGAGAGTATTTTACTACCCTCCCTAGTGGTTAGTGGTTATGCACCCTCGTTACCTACGTAACTTCTCCAGTCAGATACTCCAAAAGAATATCTTTCTCTAGCTTTGAAACGTAAGTTACCAGTATCAAAATCTGGTTCCATCTTGGTTTGTAAAGGTGTTCTATTGAACATCTTTGCACCATTTGGAATATCAGTTTTGAAAAAGTATGCATTAGTATCAGTGAATCTTCTATTCACAAAGTAACCTTGTGGAATAACACCCATACTTCTAACAGCATTAATGTCATTTACGTTAGTAATTCCATTACCACCATTAGCAGCAGTAGTTGTTGAATATTCACTTTGTAATACTTGAGCTGCAGTAAAAGTTAAATCAACAGGAACATGTAATGATACAGCTTGTGCACCTATTAATATTCCTCTATCATCTTTAGTCTTTTGAATCTGTATAACAGCAGTTTCAATAGAAGCTTCAGATAATGCTGCTCCAGTATATAAGTTAGTCTGCGTACCTGCTGATATAGTTGGATGAGATGCACTAAAGAATGGTTGACCATCACCTATAGCATCAGATGCTGCAGTGCTAAAACCATTATTAAATATCTTAGCAGCTTTTACCTGCTTAGTATTTGCCATAGCTCTAGCTAATCCTTTTGCTCTTAATTTTGCAAAAGTATCATATAGATTGTCTTCCATTGCTTCTTCTGTGACAGCAAAAGCTAAAGCTATAGTCTCGTTGTCGTAACGAGCTGTATAACTTTCTTGAGCATCATCAAAAGAAACTGATTCACCCTCACCTTTTACAGGTGCAGTTCCAAATCCTGTAAATAGAACTTCTTCTTCAAAAGCCCTATCAGAATTTTCTATTTCAAAAAGAGGTATATGTTCGTCATTTACCTCACCATACTCCGTACCAAAAACTGCATTCAATCCTGGTAGGAGTTCTTTAGCAATACTTGCTCTATTTATAGCCATATATTATTCTCCTTTAGATTATGCAGTTGACGCAGTTGCAGTGACATATCTGTCTCTGTGCGTGTTTAAAAATACTTCAACGATTGGAAAAGCATCAGTATCGTCATTTTCTTCACCATCTTTTTTCTTACCAATCACTCTTGCTACTTGTTCTGTTTCACCACCAGAAGCTGCTAGTAAATAATAACTAGAGTTTCCAGTTGTTGTATCACCAGAACTTGCTGTAGAACTAACAGTACAATTATAATTCTTTTGTACCATTAATTCATTAGCAGATAATGATAATGAACATTGAATATAGTAAGTTTGATTTGGATCTGTGATGATAAAGAATTTAACATCTGAGTATCCGTTTGCAGAAGTTCCTGTTGTCCAATGTCTACTAAACTTTTGTTCGCCATTTAACACAAAAGAACACCCTGCAAATACACCTGAAGGTTTTAGTGTTGCTGCTATGAAAGGTGAAATAGTTGCAAAGTTTGCACCTGGCAGTACAACAGGGTCTCCTGTAAATATTTTATTAGTACATGCTCCACCTGATGTAGGTGAAAAAATATCTGTGAAAGAACCAGTGTTGTAAGCTCCACCTTTTTTTCTAGCAGGAACGAAACCTTGAAAAGCTTTTACATGAGCCATGTTTCCTCCTATTAAGTTAAAAAAGTATTAGAGAATTAACTCTGAAATTTTGGAGTTCTTCCTCTAATGGTTTGAGATTTACTTGAATTACTGATTGGCATTCTAGAATTATTATTCTTCATTAATTGACTGTTAACTGCTTCCATTAATGAATCAGTTTTATCTTTATAATATGCCTTTCTAGCGTCAATACGACCAGTAGGTATTTTACCTAACGCAACGTCTCCACGACAGACTGCTCCAGCGTATTTACCTTCATCCCTCACGATAGATGAATGTTCCATCTCAGGTACTTCTTCCTGAGAAACAAACTCCCATCCTTCTTGCATTTTCCTACCTATATGAGAAACATCATCTTTTCCCTTTAATGTAAGTCTTATCCATCCTAATGTCATACCTGCGTCATTGAAACGATTTACAATAGGTTCAGGTATTTCTAATAAGTTTGGTTCTTCAAAAGTATATGTTGTTTGTTCTTTAGTATTCTTTTCTCTGAGTTGAGAACTACGTGTGTTATTTATTCGTGTCATTGGTTACCCTCCACGTCTAGTGTTAATATTTGTATACTCTCCGTCAGCTTGAGTAGCTTTCCTTTTTTCTAGAGCATACTGTTCAAGTGGTATTCCCCACTTATTAGCTAGTCTAACATCATCTTTAGATAGTCTAACTTTCTTTGGGTTAGGAGTAGAACGTGAAGCTCCTGCTACCACCTGAGCAGGCTTTGACGTAACCTGCTGGCGATTATCTTGAACATTTCCTTCATCTTGAAATTTAGTAGGAAATGATTCTCGAATTCTTTTGTCAACTTCTTGATAAAATTCTATATCATTAGTTGAATATCCTTCTTGCTTTAATTCTGCATCTATAGCTAATGCTGCTGCAGTCATTACATTATCTTTACCAAACCAAGTATTTTGTTGTGCCCATTCTTGAGCTC